GGCTCGTGTTCCCCGCGTGCAGGCTCGCCGCGATCATCTCCCGGCCATCTGCCGACGCCAGTTGTTTCTCGACGCCAGCGTCGGAAACGAAGTTGTTGTCCTCGCCAATCTGCAGGAACGGAAACTTGTGCGCCGCCCACCAGCTCTTCCGGTAGCAGAGTGACGTTCCGGTCGCGTAGTGCGGCACGCCGGGGTACAACCACCACCGCTTGCCATCGGTGAACTTGATGGTGTGATAGCCGGTGACGGCCTTCCCGCTCGCCTCGAGCCGCTCAATCTGGTCCAGCAACCGTCCCGGCGCGCTCCAGTCGTCGTCGTCCCAATGCGCGACCACCTCGCCGCGCGCGCGGGAGCAGCCGAAGTTTCGCTTCTCGCCGATCTCCGGCTTTCCCTCGAGGACCAGCAGCCGGATCCGCTCATCCGGAGGAACGAGATCGCGAACGTCGTCCCCATCGGCCAGGATGAGCAGTTCGCGGCTTGGGAACGTCTGATCTAGGAAGCACTGGATCGCCCGCGGGAGCCACTGGCGCCGATTCCTCGTCAGGCAAAGACTCGTCACGAAAGGGTGGCCGCGCGCTCACCCCGGGAGCCTCGGGCACGATCACCTTGGTCTCATACAACACGGTCGGCTCCTTCCACGGCCGCGCCAGGCCGCGCTCAACGAGACTGCGCGCGACTTCCGCGCTGGCTTCGAACGTCTGCCCTGCGTCGGCCCGGCCGTAATCTCCCGCGAGCTGTCTGTTGGCGATGAGTCGCATGCGCTACAGCTTCGCGGAGATGTACGTCGGCTCGCCCATGCCGGCGATGAGGCCGAGTTGGATCTCGAACCACCCGATGTGCTCCTGGTGCCACTTGACCAAGTGCTCGTAGAGATTCCTGGTCCCGTCGTCCAGGGACGCCGAGCAGATCGGGATGTTCTGCTCATACGTTTTGCAGATGGCCATCTCCAGACCGAGGGCTTCCGTGAGCAGCGCCGTCAGCGTCGCCGGATCCGACACCGGCGGGATCTCGTAGCCCCCGGTCCCACCCAGGATCAAAAAGCGTTCGTCGACCTCTTTGCGCCAGTCGTGGACGTCGCCCGCGTACTTACGCAGTTTGCGCGCCACCCTCTTGACGCCCATCCGGTACAGCAGCGCCGTGTCGTGCCGATACTGCTCGTTGATTCCGGCCTCGGCCGGGAGCGCGGCCTTCAATGTGGCCAGGACTGCGGGCTTGCCTTGCATGTCAGACCTCTCGTTCGATTCGAACGGCCATAAAAAGGCCAGGCCGCGCGGGCAGCCTGGCAAAGAAGGAGGAAAGGAGACAATTAAACAGACGGAAAGGGCCAGGCCGCCACGGGCGCGGCCTGGCATCGGACGGTGTGTGGTTAGTACGGGCTCTGCGTGAACGAGCCCGACACGAACGAGTGAACGCGCTTCACAAGAAGTGCGAGTCTTTTCTCTGCTCTAATCGCCAAAAGGTTCTTCGTGAAAAAATCTGCATGAGACGTGCTGATTTCTACGACCATGGGCATTCTGTCTCGGATTTCGGCAGCGATGGGGTTGCCCGATCCGACGAGGAATGTGCCGCTGGAGATCGACGTTGTTACCACGACGTCAAGCCCAAACAGCGTGGGGCGAACCATCGCCTGGGGGTCGCCCAGGATGTAGCGCCCGAAACCGTCCTTCTGCAGTCGCATGCTCCACCAGTCTGTGGGATGGACCACTACAAACGTGGGCTCCAGTTCCTTGTTGGCCGTGATCTGCTCGATCACGCGACCGATGATGTCAATGCGGTTCCAGCCCGCGGCGCCCACAAGCAGCGACGTCAGGAAGGAATCGGCCTGGGTGATCAGACCGTGGAGGTTCTCGCCCGTGCCGTCGCCACTCAGGAGTTGGGTTTCCTCCTCGAGGTTGACGTAATACGGTAGCGCCGCCATGATGTATCCGGCGAGTTCGGTCATGTCGTCGAGCACCTGCTTGGTGGCCGGGATCCAGGTGGCGATGGTGCGGACCTTCTCGCTGACCGACTGGAAGGTCACGTTGTTCTGGTACTTGTCCGATGCTTCCACCTGAGGCGAAGCGGCGGTCATCGGCGTCAGGACCTTAACGAAGTCGATGACGGCCATGCTGGTGGGGCGCGCGGAGAGTACGTCCCGGACTCTCAGCGTCTGGCGAGCTTCCGGCGTGATTCCGGGCACGCGGTCGATGCCCAGGATGCCGGTCGTCGCATATCCGACAGCGCCTCCAGTCAAACCGATGTTGTAACTGGTGTCGACGGTATCCGTTCCCTTGCGGGACAGATCCTGCGGCGTGATTTCGATGACGGCGGAGCCGGACTTGTCATGCAGCAGGCGCTTGAGCCCTTCGTGCTCCTGCATCTTCTGGATGAGGGTCTTGGGCGGTTCGCCGCCAGCGTGGCGCTCGACCATTTTTGCGTCGATGGCGTCGAGCTGCTTTTGCAGGGCGACGATCTTGTCTTGCGTGTCCTTCGTCGCGGCACCGTTGAGTTTAGACTCCTCGGCCGCCTTGTCGAAGTGCGTTTTCAGTTCTTTTTGAAGCTCCTGCAGCTTCGTTTCTAAGATTTCCATGATGGAACTCCTTTAATGAAAATGGTTCGAACCGTTAATCCCGGTCAGGCGGGGATCATGGACCTGATTTCGTCGATCAGGCCCAGCTCTGCCGGATGAGAATCAACTGATCCGGGCTTCGATTCGCCTCCGGCTGCTGTGACTGGGGCAGGGGCGGCCTTGGAGCCTGCGCTCGCGCCGTCGCCGCTTTCGTCGTCCAGGAGGGAGGACAGAATTTCGTGTGCTTCCTTCATGCACTTGTGGCACTTTTGCAACTTGCCGCGCGTGTCGGCACTGATCGTGCGGCCTTCCTTGCTCTCGCGTTCCTTGACGGCGGTCACGAGCGCCATCTCGTTCATTGGGAACGTCACGATGGACCCCTCAAAGAGCTTGATCTCCTTCAGGTGTCGCACGCCGTCGATAACCTCGTCGGCAACGGACTGGAAGCCGATCGACAGGCCCTTGACGATCTGGTTCTTGAGCAGCAGATAAGCCTTGCGGGCCGCCGGCAGTGCATCGTCGAACAGGAACTTGCCCTCGCACAGCAGGCCGGCCGGGCTATCTGTCAGCGTGAGCATCCCGACCGGCTCATCGTTCTTGTGTTGCCAGAGCATCGGCCGCGTCGGACCGTCTTCCTTCAGCGTGCGCGCGAAGGCGCCAGGGTCGACCACATCCCCGCCGTCGTCGACGTTGCCGTAGGGCGAGAGCACGCCGCGGAACGTCCCGGCGTCGCTGATCTCCTTGACCTCCAGGCGCAGTCTGCCTTTAGTTTCCAGGAATGCCGACTTGTCGTCGTCCGACACTTCGATGTCGTGCTCATTACACATTGCAACGAGCTTGCCCCAGGCCTTTTTCTTGTCGGCTTCGGAGACGCCGCGCGTCTCACCCAACTCGCTAAATCGCGCCAGCGCATTCCTCAAATGGGACTCTGTTTTCGCGTCGGTCGAGAAATCCCACGGGAGCTTCCATGTGGATATATCCTCTGGATCTCCGACGATGAGAAAGCAACCCGCGGTTAGGAATTCGCCGTCGACCTTCTTTGTCTTCGCTGCGGCCTTCGAATCGTTGAATCGCATGGAAATTCTCCTGTTAAACTGTTACGAGATTCGGTGAAGCCACGAAGGCATCGCCTTCGCGGAGGTCTGGTCTTCGGGCGCGCCTTCCGGATCCTCTCCGGCCGGCGGGGTCGGAAGCTGATCGCTCTCGCCGGGCAGCGTCTGCATGTTGAGTTGAATGTGATTGTGCGATCCGGCGCCATCCGGCAGCGGGTTGCGGTCCTCTTCGTCGCGCACCTCATCGATCGACATGTGGCCGTTCTGTAGAGCCGAGGCGTAGCCGGCCATGCGGGTCGCGAAGTCGCCGCGGAGCAGCGCGCGCACGTCGTGGTGGAAGAAGAGTCCTTGCTCTTTTTCGTCTGGCGTCAACACGCAGCGCCACAGCTCCTGCTCCCAGCGGGTGAGCCAGGAGTTCAGCGTCATCTTGATGAATTGCAGCGCCAGGTGCTCGATGTTGGCGAAGGTGGCGCGCGACAGGTCGCCGACCAGGTGGGGACTGACCAGGAACCAACGGCAGATCTCAGGGATGCTGAACTGGCGCGTCTCCAGCATCTGCGCGTCCCTCGCGTTGAGCCCGATCTGCTTGTATTCCAGGCCGCCCTCAAGGATCGGTGCACGATGCGGCTCTTGATATGTGCGTTCCCAATCGGTCCGAAACTTGTCAAACTCCTGATCGCTCTTGAACTTATTCGGCATCGTCAGGACGTAAGGCACGCGGCCGCCGTTCGCATAGAATCGGGCCAGGTTGCGCTCTGACGAGATGGCAGTTCCGATGGATTGCCGCGCCATCGTGACGACACCGAAGCCGCGGATGCCGTCCCAGCCAAGCCCGCGGATGTGCAGGATCTCGTGCGGCTTCCCGGGTTCGACTACGTATGTTTTTGATGGGTCCTGACCGACCTTGACCACGTAGACCAGGCGCCGCTTGCCGTGCAGCTC